TGCTTGCTTTGTTTGCAAGTTGTGCAGTTAATTGCTCTTGCTTTGTTGTTAACGCTCGGTTTGTCGTTGTTAAGCTTTGGTTAAGTGTGTTAATGCTTGAAGTATTACCGCTTACTGAGCTTTCAACTGTGCCAATTCGTCTTGACAGTGCTCGTTCTTTCGTCGCTAAACTGTCGCTTAAGCTATTAACGCTTGATGTGCTTGCTTTGTTTGCAAGTTGTGCAGTTAATTGCTCTTGCTTTGTTGTTAACGCTCGGTTTGTCGTTGTTAAGCTTTGGTTAAGTGTGTTAATGCTTGAAGTATTACCGCTTACTGAGCTTTCAACTGTGCCAATTCGTCTTGACAGTGCTCGTTCTTTCGTCGCTAAACTGTCGCTTAAGCTATTAACGCTTGATGTGCTTGCTTTGTTTGCAAGTTGTGCAGTTAATTGCTCTTGCTTTGTTGTTAACGCTCGGTTTGTCGTTGTTAAGCTTTGGTTAAGTGTGTTAATGCTTGAAGTATTACCGCTTACTGAGCTTTCAACAGTATTAATCCGTCTTGACAGTGCTTGTTCTTTGCTTGCCAAGCTTTCAGTTAAGCTATTAACTGACGCTGTGCTTGCTTTGTTTGCAAGTTGTGCAGTTAATTGCTCTTGCAAATCCTCTGGAGCTGCTGTCCAGTCTGTTGCGATGTTGCCACGCTCCAGCTTGATCTTATCAATGCGACTTTCCCCAGTTTGGGCTTGCGAAAATGGATAGATGTTTAGAGCAGTATTGCTTGCTGTGTTTACGCCCAAGCTGACCGCCCAAGGGGTTTTTAGCACATACACGCCGTCACTGATTTTGCTAAATCTACCTAGCCTAACCCAGCCGCCCGAGTTGTACGCATAAAATGCCGTTTTGCTGTCTGCAAGCTGACCCCAGATGGTGATGACCACATCATCGCCATCTGCTAGACCGTGGTTGGGGGCAAGTGGGTATGAGCGGATGGGATAGCTGTCATTTTGTACAACTACGCCACTATTTATAATAAGATTTCTGCCCCCAGCGGACAAGTTGTCAAATCTTGCCCCGAGCCGTTCAACACTTGTCGCCTGTCCGCTTTGGGTTTGCTTAATCGCTGTGATTTCGCTGTTTGTATTATCCGCCTGCGTTTTGATTTGGCCGTATTTTTGGGACAAATCCCCTGTGGCTACCCCCAATTCACGGATTGATGAGGTATGAGACCCCACCGTTTGGGTTAGATTAGCGATTTCTTGCGTTTTTGCATTTTTATCAGCTTGCAGGGCATTAATATTAAAGATGGCGGCGGTAATGCGGTTACGCTCGGTGGTAATATTACCCACAGCGATTTGTAGCGTACTTTTGGCGGTGCTTAGCTCGTTTTGAGCGGTGGCAAGCTGGCTGTTTAGCGTGCTAAGATTGCCATTGACTGAATTTACCGCACTTTCAATGCCTGGTATCTTGCTGTTAACGCTATTGATAGCACTTTCAATGCTTGGAATTTTATTAATGCTTGGGATTTTGCTGTTAATCACCCCAATATTGCTTTCAATGCTTGGTATCTTGCTGTTAATACCGCTGATGTTGCTTTCAATTGTGCCGATTTTGCCGATTGGCGTGGACAAACTTTGGTCAAGATGGCTTTGGCTAATCTGACCTGACAGCATGTCAAGCACTTTATCAGCGTTCGCTGATGTTGTGCCACTTGCCCAGTCTGTCCAATCTGATGTATTACCCAGTTTGTCTACAATTCTGGCACGATAAAACTGGGTCAAATTGCCTTGTAGCCCTGTGATTTCGTGCTTATTGGTTGGGTAGGCAAAAGTACCAAGGGTTGCGATATTTGAGCGACCGTCAGGGCTAACCTCTATCTCGGTGAAATTTGTGTCGCCTGAGCCTTTGGCGAAATTCCACCCTAAATTCATGCCAAATAATACCCCCTGTACACTAAGGTTAATGGGGCGTGGCGGTTTGCCTTGTTTGCCTGTGATTTGTGTTAATTGGCTTGATGTTGCTAGGCTTTCATTATCAAAGGCGTCAATCGCTCGCACTTTGGCTTGATACGCCCCTGCATAGACGCCATCAATTTCAAGTGAATGTGATGATACTTTATGGGTTTGCCAAGCGTTGCTATCTTTTTTATATTCAACAATATAAGCTACAGCACCTACCACCTGCTCCCAGCTGATGACAAGCGTGGTAATCGCCTGACCCTGATGGGTGCGTGTGCGTTCGGTAATGCCTACTGAGTTTGGTGGTGTTAAGACATGGGCCTTAATCACCGAAACTTCTTTTTTTGGTATGGCGGCAATGTTATTGGTGGCGGTGAATTTGCCAATTTCATATTGCAGTGCGGTAAATGAAAAGCTTGCATCATCATTTTGGCTAATCGTCATCACACGATACGCTCTTGGGGCAACATCACTTGATGAAATGGCAAAGACCTGACCAGCACGACCGATGGCGGTGTCCGTCGTGATAACCGTATCATCAATCTGTACAATTTGGGCGGAATTATCACCAACCATCAGCGTATCGCCCACTTTGCCTGCCATGCGGTCAAGGGTGATTTGTCTGCCATCGGTTGCTACAATCCGCCCAGCTTGCATACGCCCAGCTCGGCTGTTATCCTGAACATGGATAATCTCCCCCACTTTGGGGATAAAGCCATCTAAGCCTGTGCTAAAGCTCACCGTTTCGGTCTCTAGCTGTTCTGATTTTAATGCCCAAATCCCTGCTCGTTGGGCTTGTCCTTTACTTGTACAACCAAATAAATTTAGCTCTAATTGGTTAATACCGTATTTGGCGATGGCATGTTCATCTTGCACATAGATATAGTCAGTTTCAAAATTATTATCAGGGTCATCATAAGCACATTTGACAATCGTATGGCGGTCTCTTGCTCTTGTGCCTGTGTAGCTAAATTCACCGCCAATGACATTGGCATTACTAAACACATAAACAGGCTCTTTGGGTGTATCGGCATCTACTACAATGCTGATACCGTCCCAAAAACTTAATGCTCTAAATACTGATGCTAGGTTTTGTAGCACACGATACGCATCATCGGCTTTTTGTAGATAGACATTCACCGTAAAGCGAGGTTCTTTGCCCCCTTTGCCATCGTCCACCATCTCATCACAATATTGGGCTAAGCGGTACAGGCTCCATTTGTCAACTTTACCCGCCAGTCTGTCGCCCAATCCGTATCGTTTGGCGGTACAAATATCATAAAACACCCAAGCTGGGTTATTGGTATAAGCCAATTTAAAAGTACCATCCCAAAGCCCATCATAAGTGCGTGCGGTAGGGTCGTAATTGGTTGGCACTTGAATTAACATGCCACGCACATGCACCGCCACCTTGGCAATATTAGAAAAGGTTTGGGCGTCATATTTTAAGGCAAGCAGTGCCGTGCACGGATAGCGAAGCTTAGCGTCAATAATTTCAGTGACAGCAGAGACAACCATGGTATCGCTTACCATCTCACTATCACGGTTTGGGGTAAGGCGACGCACACGCACAGACCAGCCTTGCTGAGCCTTTGGCAAGTCAATGCGGTGCGACCGCTGATAACCTTGGCTAACCTTGTCATCAACGGCGGTATTTAGCACCATCTCCCACGCACCGCCATCGGTTTGCACATCAATGGCGTATTCAATGCGGTAGCCAACAACATCGCCATTACCTTTTTGTTCACGCAGGGAATTAAAGCCCAAGCGGATTGCCACTGCTGACAGTTGTTTATTATTGATGGCTTTGGTATAAGGGCGGTCGTGGCGTAGTTCTACATTGACACTTTGCTCATTTTCAACGGATGAAAAGCCTTTAATGTGCGTTTGGTCAATGCTTCCAGCTCGAAAATCCCATGACACATCAGGAAAGTTCGGCTCGCCATTATCATTGATAATGGGCGTACCATCAAGGCGGATAGATTTGCCACCATCAACCAAGCCATATATTTCACCTTCTGATAAGCCGTACAGTGCTTGATAAGAGTTAGTACTGCTTGCTGTGTCTTTTTGAATGTACGGCTTGTTTGAGCTTTGTTTTTGTCTTTTTGCACCGTAGATGTTCATAATTACCCTTTCAGTTTTAATCCTAAACTTTTACGCCCTGTACCATCTTATCTTCAGCATAAATCGCCGCTGAGACAATAAAACCACCAATTTCTCGCTCACCGTATAAAATCGGTACAGGATTGCCCTGAGCCACCGTGGTGATTGCACCGCCAAAGCCATTATTTGGGCGGTTGCCATCTTCATTGTTTGGGTCAAGTTTGGGGGTGGGCATTAGTAGACTTGACACACCGCCCAACATCAAACCTGCCCCTGCAGCGATTAGCCCAGCATTGCCTGTAACTACCCCTACCCCAACCAATACCCATCCTGCCACCACTTGTAGCCAGCCCATTGTCTTGCCACCAGAGCCTATCACCCTTGGCATGATATGAATGTGGCTTGCTGTGGTAATATCGTCCACTTGCTTCTCGCCGATGTTGGTTTTTTGAGTGCGTTTTTCGCCGTTAAAGATGGCAAATTTAATGCCCTGTTTTTCGGCATTCATCATAAACGCATAAAAGGCAGGGATTTGGCAAGCCAACGCATGGCAAGCTTCTTTGGCAGTTTTGACATCAAGGCGAAAGGATTTACCAAACTTTTTGGCTAAAATGCCGTGTAAAATGACGGTTTTCATTGAATTTCTCACATAAAAAAACCCATAAGCATGCTTATGGGCTGATAATATTGGGATATGACTGTTTAACCGTTGTTTAACCGCTCATGCCTAACCACCATCGCCGTGCGTCTTTGCCAATTGTCCCCATAAATCTCACGCACGCTAAGACTGCCATGGGGGTGGTGCAAAATTAGGGCATTACCCACACAATCAGGCGTGGTTTCGCTTTTTAACTTGCCATCGCCCACATAAATCAAAGCATGATTGACATGATGGGTACGCCCAACACGGCACAAGATGACATCGTGCTTTTGTAAGTCGTTTTTGTCTTGCATCTTGATAAAACCTGCTTTGGTGAAGTTATTTTCATATAAGGGTAAGTGGTGTTCTTTTTCCCACCAACCATCAGTTCGGTGAAAATCAGGCAGGTGAATATCAAGCTCACGGTGATAATAATCACGCACCAAGCTATAACAGTCTTGCACGCCATGATGATACTCACGCCCTAATAATGGGGCTTGATACGCTTTGGGTTTATGGCATTTGACATCAAAGTACTCTTTGCCATCAGCGTGGTAACCAAAAGCACAAATCACCCAATCTAGCCCATGTATGCTCATTTGCACACGGTCAATCTCAGACGGCTCAGCATTGCCGTCAGGGTGGCTATGGACAATCGCTTGTATTTGACCCATACTTTCAGCACGGGCAAAATCTTTGGGGTCTATCTCAAAATGCTCAGTAGGATTTACAGCAACATTATCACAAGGATAATACTGCCCATCTATGATAAGCCCACAGCACTCGTTAGGATAGGCGGATTTGGCGTGGGCGTGGATAGCTTCTTTAATGGTTTTGGTTACTCGCATAAATTTTTCCAATAAAAAACCGCCCATGATGAGCGGTTGTTACAACAAATACAAAACTTACTGTATTGGAGTGGATAATGTTGGGAATATGTGAAAATCACCATTAGCATTCATTGCTAGACGATAGTACTTACTTTCATTTTTCTGAATGGTAACTTCTGTTTCATTTAATCTGTCCTGACAAAACCCCCTGCCAGTAAATTTAGCGGATAAAATATGCGTACCTGCGGTTGTGTGAATATTAATACTTTGACTTGACTGCAATCTTGCGTACTTTACACCATTCAAATATATCTCCACAGGGCAACCAGAACCCATAAACCCCATATCACGCCTAACAACTATCGTACTTCTATCAGAAGTTACATTGTTATCAACAAGGGAGACTGTTTCTGTATAATTAACTATTGGTTTGGTGCTACAAGCAGTTAAAACAAACAATAAAGTTAAAGCTATAATAGATTTCATATTTACCGATCTTTTTTAATACAAATAACTAAGAGATTATACAATACAAGTATTGGGATTTCAAACCAACCCAGCGGCAGGAAACCCACAAAAACTGCCCTCATTGTCCCTTAATTTACAATGGGCTAATAAACCGCTACATCTGTCCAAACTGGGGTCATCGGTTGGCTTGCCATCATGGGTAAATCGTGCTGTACCTGTATAGCCACAAATCTCGCCACGATAGCGACCACAGACCGCTTCATTACAGTAGGTAGTGATTTGACGCACAGGGATTTTTTGACCTTCAAAGTCCACAGGGTTTGATAATTCAAACTCTACAATGCCAAGGCTTGGGTTTTCGCTAACTTTTTGTTCTATGTACCACTCTTGCTGGCGGTAATTTTGAGCGTCATGGCTATCAAGATACGCCTGCAAGGTCTGCGTTACAGTAAGCTTAGCTCGGGCAAAATCATCGTACAATCTACACAGTGCTGATACCGCCCCTTGTATGCCATTAATCTTATCGCCAATGCTAAGCTTAGGCGTGCTTGCCTTGCCATCTGAACGCATCTCAAGCCCATCAGCTTTGATGGCGATGGGATGAAAATCCTGCCCCTGCCATCTAATCACCCCATCGTTATGCCCATGAAAGCGGTAAATCTCACCACCCAATTTTCGTGCGTCTAATTCGTACAAGGTAATAAAGCCTTGTACAGTGGTTTGTTGTATGTCGGTGTTAAAACTCATGGCAATCTCATTTGATTAATCCGCCCAAGTGCCTGCATAACGCTAAGCACTTAGGCTATTACTTCCCAGTTTAACCAGTAAGTTAAACTTACCTTAGCTTACTTATCTTGTTCAGCCTGTTCAGCCCCATCATCTGCCTTGTCTGTGGCTTCACTGGCAAGGGCAGCACGCACCCCATAACGGTCATTTTTATAAGACAAGCTAAACTCGGTGACCGTTTGGCTGTTGTCCCAGCCTTGTAATTGGCGTAACTGGTTAGATGCCCACGCTAAAAGGTCAGCACGAAACGCCGTGGTGCGATTGCGTTTTAGCACGCCGTTGTTAGGCTCACCGTTCGCCACCTCAAAGCCGTCATCCTCAGGGTAGTAGATGACTTCAATGGTGGCAGCTTTATCGCCGTGTTGGTTTTTCCAAAAGTCCACCTGTGCGATAAAGCTCTGTAATACCGTCGCTTCGGTGCGTGATAGTTCGGTTAGAGTTGTTTCACTCATTTTTTTGCTCCTAAAAAAGCCCTTGATTTACAAGGGCTGTGGGTATGTCGCCGACATTAATGTCGGCGAGTTAAAAAACCGCTCATCAGATGGGCGGTTTGGGTTAAAAAACCTGCTTTAAAGTAAACCCAATTTGCCAAACATCGCCCCCCATCTTTTGGCGTGATACCTCACCATCTAGGCGGACTTTGATACTTGGTTCATCGGTTAAAGGCTTAAAGTTAAAAGGCTCAACGCCTTTTGTGTCAATTAAAAAGCGGTAAATCTCATCAATCACCGCCTTTGTGTCAGTCCTGCTACACTGCCATGATTTACGGCGGTTGTTAATGCCAAAACTTACCGCCTGCTCGTAGCCATCACCAAAGGCGGTTATGGTGGTGTTCAAGGCGGTTGTTTCGCTACTGTCTGCCGATATGTCCCATGTAAAAGTTTTCATTTTTTGCCAATTCTATGTTAAAATTTACCATAAATTATCCTTTTAAGTACCGTTTAAAGGGGTAATAAAAAACCCAACTGTTTGCACCAGTTGGGTTTTGCTTATCTGCGGTATAGCCTGTCAAGATGTCCGTTTTGTTTGCTCTCTTGTATCACGACTTGCCGAGCGATTTTTGCCATGGCTTCGCCCATGGTTTTACCCATTTGGGTATCGGCTTGGACATTACTACCGTCAGAGTTTACGGTTACATGGACATTAATATGATTGACATGACCACCAATGCCATCACCACGGTTTAGCCGTTCAAGATTGCCAACGCCGATACGCTTTGTAGCTTTAGCATTTAGTACATATTCTTGACCATGTACCACCCCTGCCACCTGATTTATCCCCATGTTGCCTGTGTAGCCCCCTGTGGCAAACCCTTTGGGGCTAATGGCGTTAATCATGCTTAACACATGCCCCTGTTCCAAAGACACTTTGGCGACATTGGCAAGTTTCTGCCAAATTGTCACCGCTGATGGGTCTGCCCAAGCATCAGCAACCGCCTTACCCATTTTAACGCCCACATCTGCCAACGCATAGGCTTTTGACGCAGCGAACATCACACGGTAGGCTTTGGACTGCTCACCTGCTGTGTTTTTTAAAAACCCTGCAAATGCTGTTAAATGCTCTTGATAGTTTTTGACTTTAGCATCTTTTTCGGCTTGCTCATATCGCTCGGTGATTTGCTGTCTTAGGCTTGTGGCATTTTCAAGCTTATCGCTGTGCATTTGCTCATACCTATCAATTACCGCCATTTTTTCATCATATTCACGCTGTAGCCTTTGAGCTGGCGTTTCATTTGCCAGTGCTGTATCTTTCATCAGCTTATCAAATGCTTGTTTAGCATTTAGAGCATCTTTGGCATTTTGTAGCTTAAAGATGGCGTCTGTTAGCTCATTGATTTCATCAGTGGTCGCATGGGCGTATTTGTCTGTTTGTTCAAGCTCATAAAAAAAGTCATCTAAGGGGTGATTACTGCCTAGCAATGCCAGCTGTTTGTTAATATCTTTTAGACTTTCCTTAATGCCATCGCTTGCTTGTTTGGCGTCTTTGGCATTTTGTAGCTTAATCATCTCATCTTTAAGAGTTGCCAACTGCTCAGTGGTATAATAAGCATATTTCTCAGCGTTTTGTAAGTCATATAAAAACTCAGCCAACGGCTCTTGACTACCCATAATTGCCATCTGTTTTGCAATGTCTTTTAGCGTGCTTTCAAACGCTTGGGTCGCCTCATGGCGATTGGTTGCATCAATTAGCTCTTGACTTGTTTTCTTGACTTGCTCAAACAAATCCAAAGACGCTCGGACAGATTTGTCGGTTTCATCATATTGTCTTTGCATGATTTCAATGCTGGTCAACCCAACATTGGCGAGATTTTGCTGGGCTTCATGCAGCTGCTGGGTGAGCGTTAAAATATTGCTTTGTAAGATTTGCTCTTGTGCCAACTTTTGTAATCGGCTGGTGTCTTGTTTGCCGTATTTACCAAAGGCAATGTCTTTGGTTAGCTGGGCGTATGGGTTGCCTGCAATGTGCTGTTTGGTTAAAAATATCTCTTCTGCGGTTTTTTGAAGTTCGCTTTCAAGGGCATTTTTTACGCTTTTAGCAAGGTTTTTGGCTTCTTTGGCGGCTATCGGTGCTTTATAGGCAATACCAATTGCCAAGCCCTCTGATATCCAGCCACCAACTTGTTTCATCACACGAGACGGCGAATGAATGTCAAAAAAGCCTGTAACGGCATTTTTTACGCTACTTGCCATCTGTTTGGCTTTGCTAACCGCTGCATCTATTTTCTCGCTGATACCATTAATAAAGCCCTGCATGGCATCACGCCCAACTTGTAGTAAATCTTTGCCAAGTTTTTTTAAGGCATCTACAATGTTACCAACCAATTTTTTTAAGATATCAACGGCTTTTTGAAAACCATCTTTGATGGCGTCTTTTACGCCTTGCATATCGCCAGTTAATACGGCTGTTATCACTTTAAAAGCGGTGCTAAAGATGGTTTTAACCATCTCAAAGCCTGCGTTAAAAATACTGGCAAAAATGGTAACACCTGCCATAAAAATCGCTTTCATGGCTTCAAATTGTGTACTGATAATGCCAGATATTTTATCAAAAACATGGCTAACAACACTGACAACCGCCTGCCAAACGGTTTTAGCAATACTAACCAAGCCGTCCCATGCGTTTTTAAAAAACTCCAAAACAGATTTGATAACAGGCTTAATTTTATCAATGGCGTAAGAGACAAATTCTGTTATCGCATGCCACACACTTTTAGCAATATTGGCAATGCCATCCCAAACCGCCCCTGCCACATCCACAATTGTGCTAAATATTTCACCAATATTAGCCACCATATCTTGTACTGGTTTTGGCATTTGTGATAACCAATCAAAAAAGGTCTGTTTGACTTTACCCCAAAGCTCACCAAACCATTCACCAATGCCCTGCCAAGTCTCTTTAATGCTATTCCATGCGTCATTTGCCTTTTGTTTAATTGTGTCCCAATTACGGTATACATACACACCTGCCGCCACCAGTGCAGCAAAAGCTGCAATCACAAGCGTAATCGGACTGGTTAGTACTGCCATCACCGCCGCCAACGCACCCCCTGCCGCTGTTGCCAGCGTTGCCACCCCTGCCCATACAATCAGCACACCTTTAAATAATAAAAACGCCCCAGCAACCGCCCCAACACCGCTCGCCAGTGCAATTGCAAGCTCAGGGTTTTCCTCAAAGAATACTTTTACATCGCCTGCAATGTCAGCCACACCTTGCATGGCTGATTTTAATTGTTCAAAGGCATCTTTGGCAGTTTGTATCGCAGATTGCCCAAAATCAGACTCTAAAAATGCCGTACCCATTTCTTTGGCTTTGGCAATGGTATCAGTGATGGCTTGATTAATCGCAGGCAAGGCATCAACAAATGATGACGCACCCAACGCAATGCTATTAATACCATCAGCAAGCACGCTGGATAAACCGCCCTCACCATTCATGATGGCATGAACACCAAGACGCCACTGCGTTTGAATGTTCTGCATTGCACCGCTGATGGTTGTAGACATTTTTTTGGATTTTTCAGCAAGCTTATCACTTGCAGACGCACCAGCAAGGGCATCATAAACAACCTTTGAGGTAAGCTTACCTTGTTTTGCCATATCTCGCAGTTTGCCTGTTGTTACCCCTAGGCTGTCTGCCATCAGCTCCATAATAACAGGGGCTTGCTCGGCAATTGAGTTAAACTCATCACCACGCAACACCCCTGACGCCATGGCTTGCCCAAGCTGAGTTAATGCGGCCGCTTGGCTTTCTGCACTACCACCACTGACACGCATTGCTGTTGTGATATTTTCGGTAAACTTAATCACTTCATCTTGGCTTTTGCCAAGTTGTTTTAATGACCGCTCATTTGATGCGTACAATTGCCCAACAGAGTCAAGGCTGACCATATTACCCATCGCAATGCGTTCTATCTCACTCATTGCATGGGCATAATCTTTGGTGCTTGTGGTGGCAATTTTAATTTGGCTTGTAAGTGTTTGCATGTCATCGGCGGTGGCAATGATACCACCAACGCCAGCAACAGCAAGGGCGGTAAACATCACGCCTTTTAATGTGCCAAACGCTGTTTTTAAGCCATCTGCTTTATGCTTTAAGTCATCAATATCATTACCTGCTTTTTTGGCATCATCACCAAACTTTTTAGCCCCATCACCTGCTTTTTTAGCTTCATCACCAGCTTTTTTACTGGATTTTGACGCCTTGTCTGCCTTGTCTGAAAAGCCATCAATACCAACGCTTGCCTTACCGCTTGATTGTTCAATCTTATCAAAATGCTCTTTTAGATTTCCCAATGCGGTATTAGCACTATCGGCATTTACCTGTATGTCTAAGCGATATGTATTTAACATAAATTCACCCAATAAAAAACCGCCCATAAAGGACGGTTGGTTTTTTAAGTTATATAGTGCTATTTAGCTTGTTGATTGGTGCGGATTACTCTAAAGATAGCAATCGGGGTGATGCCATAACTGCTTGTATTCCTACCCATTGTTTCTTTGAGCGACTGAGACAATTCCAAGATTACATCACCAAAGCTACCAGTTGTCATATCTATATTCATATCATCATTTGGGATGGCGTCTAACACTCCCAAAACATAATATTCCCCAAACAACACCTTACCATGCTTTAGGTTGATATCGTGTGGATTGCCGACCATTTCTCCACGATTTAAGGTCATCCATACCATGTCTTCACCGACTTTTAGTCTAGCTTCAAGTGCATATGGAATAGCCTTAATTAATTGAACCACTGGCTTGTTTTCCTCAAGCTTTTTCTTTACCGCCTGCCTTTTTCTATCACCATACAATTGCCTGTATTCTTCTTCGGTTGCAAAGTGCATTGTTGGCTCAAGTAGATTTTGCAGTGTTTCTATATCTGTAATGCTTAGCACACCGTTTAATAACACCAAATTACCTGCTGAATTCTCACCAAGTTCTCGACTGATAAATCCTAACTCGTCTAGCTTATCAATCATTTCCCTAGGTAATGTTGGTGTCGCATCATAAGTCTTTTCGCTAGATTGATTTTCACCTGTAGCATAGTTCACCTTAGCGTCAATCTTTGCCATAGCATTTACGCCAAAAGCACCCTCGCTCGCTAAGCTGCTATTAAGTACGTTATTTGCCTTAATGCTAGCCAACGAGCCAAACCCTGTCAGCTGCGCATAAAACGAGCGAATTTTAATGCTGTCAAGATATAAAAAATCAAAGAGAGATTCTGTGATTGGTAATTCTTGCGCCACGGTTAATCTCCTCTTTTACCTTTTTTTGCTCTTGGTGAAATTTCTCGGTTTCCCTGCTCATTGCTTGGTTTAGGCAACTAAACATATCACGCAAAAGTTGAGCAGAGTGGTGAGTTGCATCTGATTTTTTAGCATTATCTTGCATACACCCATCTCCTTGATGATAACAATACTAAAAGTATCGCTGAAATTATATTATAGCAAGCATGATATGGTTTGAACAATTTGTTTTACTTATCAATAACAAATACCAATACCCCACTCACCATCTGATGAGCAGGGTTTTAAAACTTGTTTAATTCTTAACGATAAATCAAGGTAGCGCCACCATAATAATTAATGCGATTTTTCTCAAACATCGGTCTGCCATTTTTGTTGGTCAGTTTCATATCATGGGTAAGCTTTACAATGTCATTAATGTTATCTGCGACGAAGTTATACATATTTTTACCCATATTCTCATCAAAGAATCTGATATCACGCATCTGCTTAATGAGTTGTGCATAATCTCTTAGGTAAACAGCACTGTCTACAAGCACTTTATAAAGCAGGACATCATCCACAGGCTTTTTACCGTGTTGTAATATCAAGCCATGCACATACTCAACCGCTTGATAAACCTGTTCATTTGTCAGCTCATCGACACAGTCCACGCCAAAGCGTTGGTGTATCATTTTCCACACATTGCTATAAATCGCCCCAGTTTCACCAACAAGCATATTTACCGCTTGTACCAGTGGTTTGCGTTCATCTTTGGTTGCTCGTGGATTGATCGCCACGCCATCATGCCAATAGTCAAATAACGCTTGATAGCACTCTTTTTTGTAAGTGATGAGCGTTTCTTTGATTTCAGCTTTGACACGGTTTGTATCTACACCAAATAACCAACCATTTAAATATTGGATTGGTAGGCATAGCATTTTGTAGATTTTACGGTCTGCACCAGCTGTTGTTATCATAACAATAACTGAATTTAACACTTCATCACGCTTTATTCTTGTAAATTGGCTAGCCCAATCAAGACCAATATTTTCGCAAATTGGTTTCATGGCAACATAATGGTTACCGTCTTTTTCAAGAGTGATTAAGGTTTGATTGTGAAAATTCACGGTTTGGATTTGATTTGTCATGATGACACCTTTGAGATTTAGTTAGTAAAAATCGCATAGAGCGACAGGTTTCAACTACTGCTCAAAGACAGCGGAGCTTATTCCCCATTGCTGGGTATTATATTAGGCTCTCTCAACCCGTCATAAGACGATTTGAAATGGTTTTTATCACAAAAAGAATTCGGATTAACTTTAGGATAAAATAGGCATAAAAAACACGCACTTTCGGGGCGAGATTTGATACCGCTTTGAGTTTAGTAGTAAGTATATAATACAACAAAAGCCCCACCATGTAAAGTGGATTTTACTGCCAATTCATAATTAAGTCTTTTGCCTTGTTAATATTAATCTTATCATCTATTGCCGTTGATGCTTTAAGTAAATTCTTAATGTCAGAAATTAGGACATTACTATCACTAGCAAAATAAGATTTATCATAGACTTTTCCATGAACACTACCCCAATGACGGCATAGCTCGGCTATCATTTCATCATCATACCTTAGTGCCAAATTTACACGGTCAATGACTTGTTGATAACAACCATTTTTTAAATCCTGCTTGTTCAAAATCCGAAAGATTTTAAACAGCTCTTTATAATGAGCCTTGTAAATTGTTGGCGGTTCGCATGAGATTTTTAACATCTCAACTGCTTTACTTAAATCGCCCGACTTCTTAACTTCCAGGGCTTCCAAGTAGTTATCAAGGTAATCATCTTCGCTATGTATGGTCCAAGAACCATCGGGGTGTTCTGTGATGATAGTCCTGAACCCAAAATCCTTATTTTTCATGCTAATTGCTAGGGAATTTGTGTTTATTAAGGATTTTGATTGAACCGTTGGATTTGTCTATAATCAAGGCTTCCACAGGTGTTTTGGCTTCACCAACTTTGCTTTCCGCCTTGACATAAATCTCAATTTTTTTCGCCTGCTCAAAATCACTCTTATAACTATGAACTTTTAAGTTGTGAATAAGCGGTTTTAACTCACCGCCGTCCACTCTATACCCAACAACTCCTGATGTTGGCATATCCAAAACAGATAGCTCATCCCCTTCTTTAACAGGAAGAAACGCACCCTTCATTTCCCAATTTTCTAGATTGATACTAACCGAGAAAGAATATGGGTCTTCTTGGATGTTTGGGTATCTATATCCCGACAGGTCAAACAGGGAAATTTTTCTGCGATAATCTGGAAAATGGCTTAACAGTGTTTCATAATCCTTTGATTTCATCTCAATAACGCCTTTATTCTGAGTGATTGAGATGTTAGGGCAGGTGAGTTTATAATCGGTATATCCCGCCCTGTCTGATTTAACAGGGTTGGGGAAAGAGGCTTCCTTCTTCCAATCCGCATACAGCTTGATACTGTCATTATTGGCATTTAGAATTAAAGATACAGTATCACAAACGATATCCTTCTTTGGTTGTGCGTGTGCAAAACCTGTAAATGAAAGCCCAATCAAAATAAATTTAAAAAGCTTTTTCATTCAATAACTCCCTAGTTAATCGGAGTTATAACTTTACAACATTTTTTCTTGTTTGTTAAGATATTTTTTTGAAATAAAGCCCTAAGTTTTCTTAGAGCTTTTGTTATACTCATCAAGCCATAAATCATCAAGCATAAAAATAAGCTCAAACAGCCACGCCCTGGGCAATAAGCTTTGATAATGCTCACAAACATCACAAACATCACGCACAGACAAGGGCAAAGCGATGCCTTGGGTGTATCGCCTTGCTCGGTTTGCTAGGGCAAAAACCATAAAGATATTGTCAACATACACATCACTGACAGCAGGCGTGGGTAAATCAATCCCCAACCGCTGATAGCTCTCAATACGGTTTGGGGTAAGTGTTACCCTGATTTTTTCCCATTGGTAGCAGTCATGGACTTTTTTACCAGTTTTGCCTTATTGTCTTCAAATTCTTGGCTAAGGCTGGCATAAGTTTCAAATAGCAAGGTAATAAACTGTGTTAATTTGTCTTTTTCAAAACCTTGGTCAAGCAAAATTAAAAAGTTATCGCCATTGATGGCTAATGGCTCACCATCAGCGGTAACATTCCATTGACTGATACAGTACTCACCTAAGATAAATAGCATGGCTTCGTACTCGCCAATTTCATCTTGATTGCCACGCTTTAAGCTGTCTTTGGTTACCTTTTTGGGCGTGTTTGCTATCTTTTGTACCTCAGCGGCGGCTCGTTTAAATGCTTCGCTTGCTTGAATTTCAAGCGTCAATTCAAGCCCATCAAATTCAATCTCACGCTTAGCATTAATCTTAGCGTCTTTTTTTAAGAGTGTTAAATCAAATGCCATGTTATTTTTTTCCTTAAAGTTTATCGAATCGTATGGATAATATTGCCCATCTTAATTAAAAAACAAATGAACGGCGGTTAAAATCATATCCAGCTTATAAAGCGTAATCAGACTTGCCACCATCAGCCAAATGACAAATAAGCCGTGTTTTTCAATTAAATATTTCATAAAATCCACAATTATGGTAATATATTCCACAAGTTAATTCCTTTTGTGCGTTAAAAGGGGTTAATAAAAACCCTAGCTATTTGCAGTAGCTAGGGTTTGTTTTATCATCAGTTAAGCGGTATGCCTTTCAATCACTGGACTTTCATCAACCACCGTATAAGACAAATCCACGGTAACCAAATCCGTGCCTGATGGGCTTGGGATTTCACCTGATACCTGAAATTTGGGTATTTTAATCACATACTTACTATTACCAAACTTAATCGGCAACTCAAGGCTTAGCGTTGCCCCTGTCATTTGGTTACTAATCATCTCATGGGCTTTTTGGCTATAAGCAATCGTCATAGAGCCTGTAATGTTGGTAAGCATGGCTAAGATATTACCACCATAGATATTATCGCCCAAGCACTTTTGTACTTCTGTTTGGTTATCAAGCTCAAAACTAAAGCTTTCAACACACACATCAAGTTTTGTGCCATTTACTTTAATCTCGCCAATAGACAAACCGCTTGCCTTAGCGGTATCTGCTTGGGCGGTCGGTGTTTTGGCAAATGAAGTTGTTTTACTTTCTTGATAGCCTAGACCTGTCATGCCAAATTTTAGTTTAATTAGGCTTGATGTATCCACACTCAGCCCAAAGCTTGAGACCACACACCCTGTAAAGACATGGTTAACATTAATATCGCTAAAATCCTTGGCTATAGCAAACTGATGTTTTGTTGCACCAACACTTAGCGTATTAGGGCTAGCACCTGATGACCATTCACTCCAAAAAGCAGCAGCAAGTAATTCATCATACGCCCCGAACATAAGCTCGGTCTCAATATCGCCCTGCACACTTGCTGATGTTACCATGCCCGCTTTTGCCATGCGTGAACCTGACAGCATTTCACTGTTTGTAAGCTCTGTGGCAACGGTTAGCCCATTGCTGATATTTGGTAGGGTTTTCCAGCCAGTTTTAGGCAGGGTTTCGCCTGTTTGTTTGGCATACGCCGTTTTAACAAATGCTCCACTAGACATAATTTCTACTCCTAAGCCCTATGGGCTGTTAATATTACTGTACGACAACCCAATCTTCTGCCAACATATCAGTTTGACTGGCAAGCCAACCGACTGCAAATTTATTGTCTGCTGTTTTCATCGTGATAGATGGCACGGTCAGTTCGCCATTTTCATTCTGCATATCTGACAAATTAGCCTTAGTCTTAAAATCAATGTCGGTAGCAAGCAACAAATACATACCCTTGCCATTCCAACCTTTACGAGCGACTTTTTTACCGCCTTTTAACAACTCCACCGCTTGCCCAAAGGTTAAATTGTCGTTTTTATATTGCTCTTCAAACGCAAGTTTGGGTAACCACGACACATAACCATCAAAGCCGTCCACATTGCGTTCGGACACACCTGCATTAACGACAAGATAGCCGTCATCGTTAGGATTTTCATTGTCAGGCACTTGCCACCCACGCAAATCATTGTATTCTTGACGGTTGAGCGGTGTTGCTTGTACCGTTCGGGTGGCAACAAATGAAGTAAGTAGGGCTGTTAAAGCAGATGCAGTGATTAATTTCATAAAATCTCCTAATAGTACCGATACGGCACACTCACATTTATTTGATAAATACCGTCATTAGACGGCACATTGATGATGCTAGGGGCTAATAGTTCAAGCCGTCCTAACTGTTTTGCTTTTAGATATTGGGCTAGGCTATCCGACCATATCTTAATCTTAACCGTGCCTAAATCCTGTGGGCAAAACAGCTGTATCACCAGCGTGCCTTGTTGCAGGATATTAGGCGTATTGCTAATACTGCGTACTTGATTGACACCACCCAAAATTGTAACCCTGCCCCAAATGCCATCAGGGGGTTTAAAGTTTCGGTTTTCTTTGGCTAAGGGGACATCATCAAAATGCTCCCAGGCTTTGATATGACCAAGGATTGTTTGTTCAATGTGAAAACTGTTCATTGTTTTATCCAATAAAAAACCGCCACAATGGGCGGTTTATTTTGTCAATCATTTTTAAGGCAATAAAAAAGCCAAACATTTTATAGAAAATGATTGACTTTATTTGTTGGTTAGCTTACAATATACACCAACAAGACAAGGTATTATCAGTCTTGGAGGTGGTAGCAAGGTTGCTGGAACAACCAAGCTACTGTACACTCACTAGCAGAAGGAAAAAGCGATGAAAACTTTCATACAAATCGCAATTATCCTTGTGTTGATTATCTTACTAAAATCTAGCAGTTAAGTCAAGCTCTAATCAACACAACGCAAGTCTCACAGCGACATCGTGGGGCTTGCGACTGCACAACCTAGGAGATTAAACCATGCCAAAAATCACAAGCACCCCAAAAAGCCAAACACAGCGTACCGCTGACTCTGATGCTAAGCGTGGCTTTAAAACCAAAGGCTTAAAGCTACATATTGATGACATTAGCTTAATAGAAAACCTATCCAAACGCTTAAACATTCCCCAAAATCAGCTCATCATGGACGCTGTGCGTGCATATCAAAAGGGTCTTGATTAGCCTAACGCCCCCAATGCACTGTTAAAGGCATTGCCATAAACGCCTGTGGGGGCTTGCTGCGACCAGCCGTGTTCAAGTCGCAACGCATAGGGCAAGTTGTTTTGAATGTAGATGAGTGGGTAGGTGTGCTTTGGAATGCCTAAGACAAGCTCAACACCGCCCCCATTTTCATTTAGGCTTTTTGTGCCAATGCTGATATGATGGGCATTTTTGTAACGCCCTTTACGCACAGGACTTAGGGCGATGACATTGTTATAGCAGTCAATGGCAAATTTGCGATAAGTGGCGTCAATCTTATCAGCAATGGGTTCAACCGTGATTTTTTTATGCCACTTAATCCCCATTTGTCCCCCTAAGCTGTATGAAATAACAGATACCTGCTGGGTCTTGGCTGATATTCATCACTTTCATCTGATTGATACTGTCATTCATCTGCGGTCTGTCTGTCAGCTCACTTTGCAAACAAATTAGCTTGGTATCTTGTTGCATGATGGTCTTGTTATCAATCTCATGGGCGTAAAAGCCTGTAAAAACGCCCCTACCGCTGTAATTGATGGTAGATAGTACTTGGGTATCATTAACCGCCCAATCATCATCAGATAAGATGATACGCTTAGCTGTGAAGTCTTTGACAGCATCCGCCAAATCGGTGTTAAAGGCATTGGCGATGTCGGCTGTGATTTCTTGTCTCATAGCCTACCCACCAACGCATTTACGCCATAGCTCTTTTTGATGTATGGCTGCATCAAGGCAAGGGCAATCATCTCATGCTGACCCATTGCCTGACCGTCCGCCCCATCGGCATAGGTTTTTGAAACAGACACATCCCCTGCTTTTGACGATTTGCTCGTCACTACGCCTTCGGTGCGTCCTGCCAACAGTTCGCCATTCATAAAAGCATGGGCAAGCTCAAGCCCTGCCTGCTTGATAGGCTCTGGCACATCGCCCACAAACTTCACACCTTTATTGATGAGATAGGCATTGACCACCATCAGCACACGCTCTTTATCAGACGTATCAATGGGTAAATCATCTAACATAAAAACCCCCTAAAATACCCTTATAAGGATTTGGGTAAACCCCTATAAGGGTCAGATTATTCCTCTTTTGGCTTTCGGGTGCGTTTTGGCTTGGTATCGTCATCGGACACATTATCATCAAGCTCAAATCTTGGCAAATGCTCATAAGCTATTGGCACTTGCCCACAAACTTTATCACATTGTTCAAGATAATCTACCGCACCATAGGCTTTGGCGTTGCGAATAATAAGCCCATGCTGTTTAGCATAGGCTTGATTTTCTTGGCTAAAGTCATCGGTAAAATACAAAATACGCTCCATACCTTACTCCTAGGCTTTTGCGACAACCAACACGCCTGCGGTATCTTTGTCGCTTGATGCTGTCTTTTTCCAGTTGGTAGGCGTTGCCAATGCACCAGCGTTAGGATTTGCACCGCCTGCGGTCATATCCCACGTATACCCTTTAACGGATGCACCATAAGACCATTCAGCTTGATAAGCATTAGTGATGTTCTCTGTGCCTGTTTTTGGCACAATCACGCTGTTAAAATCGTTTTGGTTGTGGACAATCAAACCGCCTTCGGTTAAGCCCAAAATGTTATGCTTAGTGCTTTCATCGACCAAATCAGGGCAATCGGTTACGATAAACAAGCGTCCTTGTGGGTCTCGCAGTACACTGACATTTTCATAAGTGAATAGTCGCTCGTTGTTGCCAAGTGCTTTTAGTTGTAGGTTTGTCAAAGCACCAGAGTGCATTACCCACGCTCCAATCGCTTGTGAACGGTCGCCAAAACGGCTAGCCCCTTTGGTTAGGCTTGCAAAATCAAGGGCGGTTGTACCATCGCCTTCCACAAGAGCGGTATTGCCTTTAATGGCTGATACACCGCACTTAATGGCGGTATTTAGCATATCGGCAATGGTTGCACGTCCAAGCTGTTCACCAATCTTGATAGCGGCAAGCTGTGGGTTTTGCATTGTCCAGTTGTACTGTGCCGCCTCCCATAGGATTTCAGGCGTACCTGCTGCGATTTTTACCGCCACGTTTTTATGTTGGGTCAATCGTGCAGATGAAATGTTGTTTTGCCCATTTTCCACATCACGATGACGTACAAGGTTGGCAATCGCCTTAAAAGATGACGCTACATCAAAATCGCCCTTAAACGGCTTGGCAATCAGTTGAATTGTGCTGTTAGATTGTGCGTTAAATTTATCCACTTGTTGAGCGATAGTCTCGGTCATTACAAGGTGGGTTTCTTGGTTAAATTTGACTAAATCAAAAGCCATATTTATTCTCCGTTGTTTTGTTCATTTAGCCATGCAACACGCTCCTCATCGGTTTTGCAATCGGCTAAGGATTTGGGTGTATTTTTGCCCACGCCTGCTTGTGTCGCACCTGCACCACTTGCACCACTACCACGCAAAATGCTGTCTTTGTGTGGGTATTGGCTGATGATGGTTTCTAGTGCTTCGTCAAAATCTGCAAGCTCGCCTGGGTTCTTGCGTGAGTAAATCGGGTT